ATTTAGTCTACATTAGCCAATTAACACTAAATTCTTTAGTTTGTGTCTTTGAGGTTGTTCAATAATGATTTTAGTTTAGAACCTTGAACGTCTGCAACAACCTTTTTATTTGCAGGATCAACTTGAGCCTGAACAATTTGATCTGTTGCTCCAACACTAGAACTAGTTTTAAACTTGTCCATGATCGATTGTGCTGATTGTTGAGGAGCATCTGTTGCAGTACCTGATACTGTTGCAGTGCCAGGGTCTGTAATACGCAATGTTTCAACATCAAATGCTAGTTCGACTTTTTGTCCTACACCAGAACTTGATCTTGTCTTCATTAACTGAATCTGATACTGTCCACGTTCTCTCATACTGCGTGATGTAAAGATACCAAACACATTGTCTGCTGTATTAATTTTACTGATACCACCTGAGATATGACTGTGATCGAATTCTATTTCTTCTACTGCACTTCTGTTTAACTGTGATGCAGTTACAAAGATTATATCTAATTCTTTTGCTAAGTTACGCAATTCCTCTGATACATACTTGTCTTTAACATACAAGTCACTCGGACTTACTTTAGCACTTACAGGCATCAACAAGTCTAAGTAGTCAACACATAAAAAGTCTAGTTTCATACCTGTTTGTATCTGCAACTCTTTACAATATGCTCTCAGATCGTTTACAGTAGATTGAGCAGGCATGTATTTGATTCGTAATTGACCAGCCGCTTTCTGCTTCATCTTCACTTTCATTTCAACATTGTCTAAATCTTTAAAGATTTCTTTTGCGCCAGTATCAGTAACCATTGAATCAATTCTCATTGCTGATAAATGCTCACTCAACTCTAAAGTGATATAGATACCAGAAAGACCAGCAAGAATCCAATTTACTGAAAGATTTTGCATGAACAATGACTTACCAGAACCTGATCCACCTGCAAAGATTTGTAGTTCTCCACGATTAAATCCACCATAAAGTTTCTGATCAAGTACAGGCCATCCTGTAGACGATTGACCATTGCTTGTTTTTAGATGCATCAAACGAGCCCTAGGATCATCAAAATAGTCAACACCCATATCTCTTAACAATGATATTTGTACTGCATCTTTAATTAACTTTTCGACAGGATCATAATCACCTTTCTCTAGTAAATCTGCTGATGCCATGATTGCTCGTTCTAGTTCTTGTCTACGAGTAAATGCCTCAAACTCAGTCATAAACCATTCATAGTGTCCTTCATCTAAGTCAGGAACTACATCTATATCAACACCTGTTGTTGCTTTGATTTGTGTCGAGTCAGGCAATATTTTATATTGATCTGAATGCTCTCTCATAAACTCTGCAACAGGTCTTAATCTTCTATCAAAGTTTTCTGCATTGAAAATATTAGTTATCCTAACAAACAACTCTGCGTTTGTTACCATCATTCGCAAGAACAATTCTTGCACCTCTGCGTTAAATTCTTTTAGCAATTTTATTCCTCATAACTTCTATTTTAATTTTACTATTAGTTGCGGCTTCCAATATACTTATTAAAGTAGGAAGTCTCCCATATTTTATCACGGCATCATTTGCATCTTTAATGTCTTCTGCCCAGTTAGGAAGAGACACGTCAAAGCCTAGTTCTAATGCTTTATCACATATCTCTAACCCTGTTTTATCCTGATCAGGGACAACAATAATTTGTTTACCCAACTTCTTTAATACACCAACTTGATTATCATTGATTGTATTGTGAGTCAAGGCACAGCCATTCATTGAGATTGCATCAAAGATACCTTCAAACACTAAACAGACTTCCCAGTCGGGTTTTTGCAAGTCAATACCAAATACATAGCCTGGCTGTTGATCATTGATGAACTTAGGCACTCTATTGTCTAAGTATCTACTTGTACTACCTACAACTTTGTTTTCATATGTGTAAGGTATAATCAATCGTTGTGAATTTCTACCTTCTTCTTTAGGCGTGACTAAGAAAGGATAATCATTATGAGTCATGCCTCTTGTTGCAAGATAGTCAATGTAAACTTTATGTTCTGAATTGCCTTCATAAATCAGTTCACCTTCTGGCATTTCTTTTTCTTTAAAAACAGGTACTGCATGTTGTTTCTTTTTTGTTATAATAGAATCTAATAAGTCTTTGTGTTGTAAAGAATGCATAGCCCATTTACTAATGTCTGTATCATTCATGCCACACCAACTTAAAAATCTACGACACTTTTTGCTAATGTTTCTACCTAATTTAAAACCACATTTGAATGAACAATTAAAACAATGATACTGCCAATTATCACCATCTATTTTAACTCCTCCACGCATACGTTTGTCCTGACTATGACCATTATGCACACAGCAGGGAGCATTGAACGAAGTCCAACCGCTTTGCGTCTGTTTCTTTTTGCCAGGTACAATCGTAAGTATATCAAACATATCTGATATTATATACGAAAGAGAGTGTTAAAACAAGTAATCAGGGTAACTTATCTTGCCAAAATAGTAACTATATTACCCACATTTGCGTGAAATTTGAGACGAATAAAAGGATGATATCCATTTATTGTATAACCTAATGTTCCGTTTTCTACTGCACCATTGGCGGCATTGCCATATCGATATGAATTGATATCATAGTAATCTGAATCAACTAGTGTTGATCCTTGAATTGTTAGATTACCAACATAGTTTGCCCAATCTATAGATGTTGATAATACCGGGTTATCTGTTGTGTTTATAACACTTGAGAAAAATGTAACTGCTTCAGAGTTTGCATTTGCGTTTGCATTTGGAAGTGTCTGATCATTTGGTATTGTAACGACTTGAGAAGGAACAAAAGAAGGTAAGTTCAGGTTACCACTTGGCCATTCTAATGAGTACGAACCTTGTTGTGCTGAGATATCTTCAATTTCTCCAGGAGTCGTGTTTAATACAAAAATACCATTAACATCTAATACTGGAGTTAAAGCCTTTCTGAAAAGAATTTTAGTACCATCTGAGTTAAGGGCTCTAAATGATATCTGTTGATTTGCTGTAGCAATAGATGATAGATCAACAGGCTTCTGTTCCTGATTCAGAAACTGAAACTGTAATTGATTGTCAACACCTTTGTTTAATGTTAATGGTTTTGAATAGACTGGCATATATTTCCTCGGGCTTGTACCTGACAAGACAACAACGATCTGTCTAACTGTATATGTATATACTGATGTAGTGTACGACACAAATTTAAATCTCCTATAAGATATATTTATCTCTATAAATTCAGAAGAAAATATACCATTAATTTTTGCCTCATAAATACAACTACAATGACAGATAATGATTCAAAAACACCAAAAGATTATTTCCAAAAACTTACTGAGTCCCACCCTTTTATTTCAGTTTTACAATATGCTGGAGAGGACTTTGTAGGCATTGTTCAAAACCGTGATGATATTGTCACTACTATTTACGACTATGGTTCGATCAAAGATTCAAAGTTAAAAGTGAAATTCTTAGAACTAGGTGACATATGGTGGTGGGAATCAAATCGTCAAATACCAATTCACTTATTTTTGAAAGATGAATGGCGTGATTTTAAGCCGTTTATTAAGACATTCAACAACAAAGCATTAAACTTGTTGCATGGACCAATCGTAAGTATGAGTGATTTTCAGAAGAAAAGAGTTAAACGAAAAACTATTACTCTGGTAAAGAAAGTTTACTAAGACGTTTAGCAATTTTAGCATTCACTCGTAGTCTCTTAGCCCTACGTTTCTTAGCCAATTCTAAACTAAGTTTACTCTGCACACGTTCATCAAACGTTACGCCTAATAGGTGATCATACTCATGCAAGAAGACTCTTGCTTCTAAGCCTTTCATGTGTTTCTTTTCTACTAGTTCTCCGTCTACTGTTTGGTATGAAGCAATGACTTCAGGGTGACGTTTAACATGTAACCATAACTCAGGGAAACTTAAACAACCTTCTAAATATATTTCCTTTTCACCTAGCAGTTCATCAATTGATGGATTGATACATGCAATCAATCGTTCTTCAGTTCCCATAACAAAAATATTCTTTTGTATACCAACTTGGTTAGCAGATAACCCTATACCAGGACGATTAGGATCCATCATTACTTTTCCCATTGCTAATACTAACTCTTTAGGATCTCCGTCTCTAGTAAAATCCCAAGTGGTGCAAGGCTCAGTGAGTTTAGGATCTTTTTCTTTGAGCAGTGTTAGTTTTAGTTTTTCTTCAGTCATTATTTTCCTTTTAATGCATGTGTAAGGTCAGCCGCTCGTACTAAGGCTCTATATTTTTCTTCTTGTTCTTGGGCAACAGTTTCTTCTAAAACTTTAACTCTGGCTTTTAATTGATTACACTCGTTGTTTTTCTCCACAAGCATAAGCCTGAGTTCTTCCTCAAGGGTGTCGTTAATGTCCTTCATTAACTCTTTCAAGTACCTGCCCTTGTGAATTGATCAATTAGTTCTTCCCCTTTCAATGCTTTTCCTAAGATAACTATTTCTCCGGTTTGAAGTTCTCTTCTAATAGTACCATCATTGTATTCTACATCCATAACAGTTTTGTCACCTTCAGTATCTTGTGGTCTTGTATCATACCACATTGAACTTAATGAATGTGCGTGTAATGATTTAACACCTTTAGCCCATTCTTCGGCTTTTAGTTTAAGTCTTTGTCTTTCGACCCTTTCATCATATTGTGACATCATTTGCTTCCTCTAATAAATTCATATGTATACCAACCAAGTGTGCATACGCTATGGCATGTGATTTTTTAAATGTATAGCCGATGTTATCGTCTATCCATACTGTTTTTGCAATCTCTTTCCAATTGCGACCTATTAAACTTCTTTTAGCAGGTCTAATAACAGCCAGAAACATTGCGAGTCTTGGTATACTGTTTACTGGTTCTGGCATTTGTTGTAACATGTTATACTGTCTATTTAAGTGTATTAATTGTTCAACAAAATCTTTTTCTTTAAGACGTTCCCAATTAGGTTCTTTCATTAAGGAAACTAAATGCATTTCATCTTTAACTGCTTGATAGATTCCTACATTAAGTAAATCAAGTTTGAAATAATTTCTTGCTTCTGCTTCTTTATAATCTAATGAAGACATATTTGTTGTAGGGTCATATGGAATTTGTGATATGTAAACACCTGTAGGATGTTTCCTAACAGTTTCTTTGTCTCGCATTGATGCAGGGATATGTTTAATCAAAGATAATATTTTATCTCTGTCTCCGAAATCTATATCAATGTCAGATTGAATCATTTCTGTCCTAGTCCTACAGCCATAAGTTTTTTATATGCCATTTGTACAACTGCAACTTGTCTTTCACAATCTTCGACTGCTTTGTGTGATGTTGAGTAACCACCATCTGATAACTTAACTTTACCAATAT